ATATAAGCTTTGGCATATTCCAGGCCAGCACACCAGTCATTCGGGTTCCGTACGGACCATCTCTTTGGTTGCACAATACGTGCATCTTCGTTGTTTATGTACCAAGACCCGCATGCCTCCCTTACAGGAGTGTCAATGCAAGTCTTAGTTTTATTCACAACAAAGCCAAAGGACTCCAGGTACTCGACGACGCGACGTGCGTATGATAAGGGTACGATGATATCGTCCCCAAATACACGCACATGTGCCCCGCAGCAAGCGCTTTTGGCTATTGCCCAAAAGATAAGCGTCTCCACAGGGAAGCACAACGCGGACCCCATCGTGGCGTAAGTTGTCGTCTCAACGACATCCTCATCACCGAGATCTACCGCTGTGCTCCGTACTCCGAGTAGAAGGGAGGCTACACTACGCGGGAATAGAGTTTTTACATGCTCTTTCCGCACGTAATCAGATGCATCTTTCAAATCGATCGTCGCCACATCCATGTGACGACTCTCTCTTTGCGATGGTCTCTGATCCAAGAATGTAACATCACCCCTAGTGAGAGGACTCGAATGGATGATATCCATTAGAGTAGTCGCCACACCTTGCTGGAGGAATTGTAATTCCTTCGGTTCGGCGCAGATAACACGTGGTCCCCTGTAATCCTTGGGAACCATGATCATCCGACTTGTCTTCTCGACCTCTTGAGGAAGTTCAACGCGATCCCGGTCGTTAAACCGGAATGCATCGGGACTCCCAGGAAAGGTTCCGAAAGACCACTTCTCACTACCTCTCTCACCATTAGCCACAGCACCAGGTCCATGTCGTCCCCAGGGATCTTCGATCCACTGTTGAAGGGAGGCATGAATCATTCCGTTCGGTGCAACAACCTCAGACAAGAGGTTGCGTACACCGTTCGCACGCTTCACAGAAAGGGAAGCAGGCTGTGTGACCCGTTTTCGAAAGCTTTCTTTAGCTTCAGCGAGAACATGGTCGTCTACCTTGACTACCACCTTACTGAACGTACGTGTAATAGTACGCACAGCTCTGGTCATAAGAGCAACCTCTTTATGAGAGGCTCCAAGAAATT